AATAGCATTTTGCACAAAATTTTTCCCCCAACCGCATATATTTTTGTGCAATCTGCTAGTGACCACATCTATAGCACCGGAAGGGGAGGGGAGTGGGTCAATGTAGCAATATTTGCACGGTTACAATGTTAATATAGCAACATATGTACTATAGAATGTAGTATACTATAATTGTACCACGAAAGTGGCCACACCGGATGGACCCAACCGGGCCCACCGGATTACCCATTAAATGAGAGGAGCTATTGACAATGATTATTAAAGACGCACTGGGCCATACTGCAGAGGTCCATATGTATGACAATGACACCGGCATGGATTTCGTCGAAGAGTACCTGAATGCCGGGTCCCTTGACCGTGATGCCGATGGTGCATACTTGGTGGAGGATATCCACTACATTGACGACTATGCCACCGAAGCATGCAACGGCAGCAACCCCGATTTTGAAGAGGCATTGAATGCCGAATGGAACTTTAAGGAGATGTGACAACATGGAGATGCACAAGTTCATCGTTGAAATTCACCCCGACGGCCATGTGACGTGCTGCGAATATGAGGACCCTGACGACACTTATCGAACCTCTAATGATCGCGCATGGTTGGCTGGATACAAGCAGGCCCTGGCCCATTGCAACGAACAAGTTGGTTTACTTGAATCATTTAAGGACACCAGTTTGCCCGGAAAACTCCGGTATCAGGGTGCTGCTCTGGTTCAGGACGTGGTAAAATCTTACTTAAATGAATATCTCCGCAAATAAGTCGAAACGGCCCACCGGGCCGTCTACCGGGACCGCCCGCCCGGCACTGATGATGACAGGGCCCTATTGAAAGGAGTTATGTATTATGTTCGAAGCTATGACCAAGACCGAAAACAAGGGTACCATGATGGTATCTGATGTGATGAACACCGGCGTCGGTTACACCGACATGAATCTGACCGACCGCAATGCAGCAGTCACGTTTTACAACGCGACCAGCAACCCCGCCAACAAGCTGAAAGAGCACGTCAACGAGGTACTGTCCTTGGTGCATGTGTCCGTGGAATGCGTGGAGGTCAGCAAGGAGGATGCACCGGAGGGCAAGGTAATCGCCCCGCGTATCGTCCTCATCACGGAGGATGGCCAGTCGTATGCGTGCGTGTCCGTCGGTGTTTACCAGTCGCTCAAACGCATGTTTACGCTGCTGGGCACCCCCGACACCTGGACCGAACCGGTGAAGATCAAGCCCGTGCTGATTAGCACCAAGAAGGGCCAGGTCCTGTCCCTGAACCTGGTTTAATTTGACCGGTGGCCACAGCACTTGTGCTGTGGCCTTATTTGTTATAGGAGATCACCATGAAACGCGATAACAAATCTGTACTGCTAGTGAGTGACAACCCTACTGAGGCCCTTGCAATGGCCATTGTATACAGCGGAGTGATCGAAAAGGACGCAAAGTTTTTTTGCTCCGACTGGGCCAGGGCCCTGTTTAGGTACTTGGGCATTGAAACAGATCCCCTAGACTGGTATCTGATGATTTTGGACAGAAAGGAACGTGAGAAGCATGGCAGCAGGCGCAGCTAAAGCAAGAGCCACCCTTAAATATGGCCCCGAATTATATACCCCGTATGCTCTGGAATCCTGGCCAGATAGTGAGATGCGCAAAGAATACACGCGATTGCGCGACATTGCACAAAAACGTATCAAGCGTTTGTCAAAAGACCCCATCAGCAGCACGAGCGATATTTATAAAGAATTTGCCGGAGGTTTCCCAACCATCAAAGCAATGCGCGGAGATCGCAAAGCATTGGAGCAAGCCCTTGCAGATGTGGCGCGTTTTGTCCGCGCCAAGGGGTCCACCGTGGGCGGGGCCCGCGAGGAATTTGCGGAAAAGATGAAAGTCGGGGGCATTGACGTGGCTAAGGTCCCCGAAGATCAGTACACGGCCCTGTCAGAATGGTGGGAGATCGTCAAGGCCTCCGGTGTGTATTACTATCCGTCAGATCAGCCCGTCATGTATTGGCGCGAAAAAGGCGGCTACAATGTCAGCATTGACGATTTTGTGAAATGGCAGCAAGGTGAGGTCAGTTATGGCAAAGACTGGGACTACAGCGACGGCAGCAGCTCTGCCGACTTGCGCGGAGGTTTTGGTGGAGGCTTGTAATTACAATCCCGTGCCCTGGCTTATGGAGCACTTGGACTGCAAGCACACTAAAGGCAAAAAGCGCAAGACCTACAAAAAGCGCTTATATGTTAATATGCCGTGCGCGTTTGATATTGAGACCAGCCGAGTTTGTGCCGATGCAGACGGCAACCCCCACACTATCATGTATATCTGGCAATGTCAGCTAGGCCTGGATGTCACGATCATCGGCAGGACGTGGGAAGAATGGCTGCATTTTACCGACGCGATCAGCGACTACTTGCGGGCCAATAGTGGCCCACAAGGCAACTGGTATTTGTGCATGTATGTGCATAACCTGGCCCATGAGTTTCAGTACCTTTCCGGGGTCATGACTTTTGGCCCCGGTGAAGTGTTTGCCAGCAAACCCCGCCGAGTTTTGAAATGTGACAACCGCGCCATAGAATACCGGTGCAGTATGCGACACAGCAATCTGTCCCTTGACGCATGGGGCAAACAGCTGGGTGCACCTCATGCAAAATTAACAGGCACCCTTGACTACTCCAAAGTCCGGTACCCCTGGACCCCGTTGACCTCCACCGAATTGGCATACTGTATCAATGATGTGCGGTGCATTGTAGAGTGCTTGCTAATTGAGATGGAGCGCGACGGGGACGACCTGTATACTTTGCCATTGACGCGAACCGGATACGTCCGGCGCATGGCGCGGCAAGCAATGTACAAGTGGGGCATTAACCGGGTCAAGCGCTTGCTGCCGTCATGGGAACTGTACCAGATGTTGCGGGAAGCATTCCGGGGCGGTGACACCCATGCAAATCGGTATTATGTTGGGCTGCATCTTGAGAACGTCGGGTCCGTCGACATGTCAAGCGCCTACCCCGCGGTGCAGTGCGAATGCTATTTCCCGATGTCGCTATTTCGGCAGGAGCCGGCCACCGTGCAGCGACTTATGCAATGTATGCGGCACGGCAAAGCCTGCCTGATGCGCTTGCAGATCAAAGGATTACGGCAACGGTATAAGTGGTGGGGATTCCCGTACATCCCGCTTGCCAAGGTCCGGCACTGTGAGGGGTATGTAAACGACAACGGCCGGTTGCTGTCTGCAGATCATTTTGAAATTACTATCACCGATATTGATTTCCGGATTATTGCCAAGGAATACGACTGGGACGCCCTCAATGTGCTGGACTTATACACGTCCGATTATGGCAAGCTGCCCGCGCCCTTGACAGACTGCGTAAAAGAGAGCTACACCGGCAAAACGTCCCTAAAAGGTGTAGCCGGTCAAGATTTGTATTATGTCAAAGCCAAAGGCGACTTAAACAGTTATTACGGCCTGACAGCACAAGATCCCCTGCAGCTGGACACGCTTTTTGACGAGGACGACCCGGACAACCTGTGGAGCGAGTGCACCGATGACCCGGAGGGCAGTTATAACGACCATTGCCCCCATCTGTTTTTGCCGTATCAGTGGGGTGTCTGGACCACGGCCCACACGCGCAAGCGTCTCAAGATCGCACAATGGGCCGCAGGCAAAAATGGCGTGTACTGTGATACTGACAGCGTAAAATACATGGGTGACATTGACTTGACGGAGTTTAACCGGGCCGTGAAGCAGCTGGCGAAAGATAATGGTGCTTGTGCGACAGACCCCAAAGGGCATACACACTATATGGGTGTATATGAACAAGAACACAGTTATGCAGAGTTTATGACCTGGGGCGCGAAAAAGTACGCGACCACATACACCAAGGGCGGCAGGATTACAACCACAATAGCCGGGGTCAGCAAGCGCAAAGGCGGGCTGGAGCTGGCCCTTTGGGGTGGTTTTGATGCCTTTAAGCCTGGTTTTACGTTTTGCTTGGCAGCCGGTAACCAGGTTATATATAATGATCGCCCAAAGGTCCCAGATTTTGTAGTTGACGGCCACACGGTCCACATAACCCGCAACCTATGTATCTGTGACAATACCTATACTTTGGGTATCACCGACGAGTATGCCAAGATACTGGGGTATAAGATCATGGAGGTAGTTTGATGATTAAGCTTTATACAGACGAGGGCTGGCCCAACTTTTCAGAGGATGACGGCATTCTGTCCACAGGGGCCCCCATCATTTTTATTTGGGGCGGGCGCGGCACCGGCAAAACGTATGGAGCCCTCAAGCATGTGCATGAGGAGGAAGAAGAGTTTTTGTACTTGCGTCGCACGCCGCAGCAGGCGGAGTTGATTTGTTCATCCCCCTTGATGTGGCCGTGGTCCCCCTTAAATAATGACCTGCATACACATTATGCACCTTTCAAAATGTCGAAAATTGCGGGCATGTATGAGGTGGGCAACGCCGGGGCCTATACTGACACCGGGGTCCCTATTCGACCGGCGCAGATGTCGGGTGTACTGGGCAATGTTGTCACCATGGCCCGCACCCGTGGCTTTTCGAGCCCCAATACTGACATTATAATCCTGGATGAGTACCAAAAGGAGGAATCCGACTATTACCGGCGCGGTGAGGGCGTGGGCCTTGCGAACATTTATGAGACGGTCAACCGCAACCGAGAACTGCAAGGGCAAAAGCCCATCACGCTGCTGTGCATGTCGAATGCCGTGGGCATGGCAAACCCCTACTATATGCAATGGGATATTACCGACACGGTAGAAAAGATGATCGGCAAGAAAGAGCGCGTCAAGCTACTAAAAGACAAGGGCATTTTGCTTATTGATTTGGTGGATAGCCCCATAGCCAAAGAAAAAGCAAATACTGCCCTGTACCGGTCCATGAGCGGAACAGACTTTTACCGGTCAGCAATCGAAAACCAGTACAGCGCCGAGGAAAAAAGCCTTGTGGCGTCCCGCCCCTTGCGCGAATATTACCCACTTGTGCAGATTGGCCGGTGCTGTATCTATGAGCATAAAAGCAAACCCGTATATTATGTATGTCGGCACCGTTCCGGCGAAATGCCCACATACGGCACCGGCGACTATGAGCGAAAACGATTCCGCGCCGCTTATGGGTACATCTGGCCCGCGTATCTGCAGCGACAAATTGAGTTTGAACGGTATTCAGACGAAATATTTTTCCGCGAATACTGCAGCACCATTTGACTTTATCCAACAATCGAATATAATGAAGTTAATCCCTGGTGCCCAAAGGCAGCCCCCAGAAGGGGCGGGCAAGCGTCAGCCAGCGCAAGAACCGGGGATTTTATTCTATTCATATTTTACGGAGGTGCCCAAAATGGATGCTAACACTGTGATTCAGGCTATTTCTAATGTGGGGTTCCCCATCGCTGCATTTTTGCTGATGTGGTACCAGTGCAATACCGTCGTGAAGGAAAACACGACCGCCATTACCGAAATGCGGCTGGCCCTGGATGACATCAAGAAAGGCTGACCGCCATGAACTGCTATATTATTTTTGCCCAGTCGATTACAAACGAGCGTGCATATTTGCTGGCTGATTTGTGCACCCGTCTGGGTATCGGCTACTATAGTGACTGGGCCAACGATGCCCACACGCGGCAGTGCTGTGCCGTGGGCCCCGTCACTAAGGGAGACAAAAACCAGGTAATTAAATGCCTGGCCCATGAAACATACGTTGTAATGGAGGCGACCAAAGTTGAAAATCAGTGAAAAAGCGGCCCTTGCCATGGCAGGCTACACCAAGGCCGAGATTGAAGCCATGGACAAACCCACGCAGACGGCCCCCGCCGCTGTGCAGAATCCTGCTATCCCGCAGCAGGTCCCGCCGTTGGCGGCTCCGCCCGCCATGCAGATCACGCAGCCCGCACCGCAGCCCGCACCGCAGCAGTCCGGCCAGTATGATGGCCTTGAAGCTCTGCTGCAGCAGATTTTGCAGGGCCAGCAGTCCACCACCCAGGCAATGCAGACCATGACCCAGACGATGCAGGCCAACGCGCTGGGCCTTGGTATCCAGCAGCAGCCTGCAGCCGATGCAAGCATGGTGACGGCCCGGATTATTGACCCCACTTTTGGACAGGAGGTAAAATAATATGCCGCTTGGTATGAGTTTTGCGGACATTGCCGCAATTTTGACCGAGATCAACAAGATGGCAACTGGCCAGGAGCCCACGTCTCCCATCGTGGACACGTCCAGTTTTGTGTCTGTCGCGCAGGCCACACTGTTGACCGGCCCCGACAACTACACCAAGGCAATCAGCCAGGTGCTGGGCCGCACTATTTTTGCGGTGCGGCCCTATGATGCGCCGATGAAGCGCCTGCAGGTTACCGGCGACGACTGGGCCAACCATGTCCGCAAGATCAATTTCTGCGATTCTGACCCCGTGACGGACAAGGCGTGGGCCCTGGAAGATGGCCAGAGCGTCGACATGTACGAGGTACACAAGCCCCAGGTCCTGCAGACCAACTATTACGGCCAGACCAACTATAGCCGCGTGTATACCCAGGCCGACACCCAAATGCAGGCGGCATTTAAGGGGCCGGAAGAGCTGGCGCAGTTTTGGTCCTCTTTTGTCCTCCATCTCTCCAACCAGATCGAGGCCGACCGGCGCAACCTTGCAAACAACCTGATGGCAAACCACCTTACCGGCATGACCGTCACCAGCCCCAAAAGCGTTATTTACCTGCTGGATGAGTACAACGCCCAGCAGGGTACCAAACTGACGGTTGCCGACGTGTACAAGGAGGCCAATTTCCCGGGTTTTGCAAAATACGCTTACGGGCGTATCAACGATATTTCGCGGCTGATGAAGGAACGCACAATCAACTGGCACCAGAACTGGGAGATCGGCAGCAAGACTTACAGCATTATGCGTCATACCCCGTATGATCGCCAGCACCTGTATTTGTACAGCGGCACCCAGAGCCAAATTGACGCCCGCGTCATCCCCGAGGTATTCCACGATGACATGCTCCGGTACCGCGACGCGGAGCAGGTCACGTTCTGGCAGGACATCGACGACCGGGAAACGATCGCCGCAACCCCTGTTGTTACCAGTACCGCAGGCGTGGCAACCAAAAATGCAGCCGTGCAGCTGACCAACGTGTTTGGCTGTCTGCTGGACTGGGATGCAATCGGGTACACTCCGAAGCTGTCCCGCGTCGTCCCCACGCCGATGAACGCGCGCGGCCTGTATACCAATTTCTGGTACCATTACGGCTGGAGCTGGTACGATGATTTCACCGAAAATGCCGTCCTGTTTTTGATGACGGCGGGCGACGTGACCGCGCCCAGCGAGGGCCGCGCAGCCAAAGCCACCACCCTCAAAACCACTATGCACAAGGACGCAGACCCCTCTAAGTCCTGACCGGCACCGGCGGGCATTGCCTGCCGGTTATTTTATAAGGAGGTGCGCAGCATGCAGGCAATATTTTACCAGATCACCAAGCGCTCAAACAGCACCAAGCTGCCCACTGGTGGGCAAACGTTTGAGATCAACTTAAAAAGCCCGTGCACCATTATCGACCCCGAAATTAAAATTGCCACGGAAAGCAACCCCACCGGGTACAATTATTGCAATATACCCATTTTTGGCCGATATTATTGGGTCAAAAACTGGACATATTCGGACGCGCGCTGGATTGCATCCTTGACCGTTGACACCCTGGCCAGTTACCGGGATCAGATCAGCAGCGCAACCGAGTATGTTGTACGGTCGTCCGCCAAGTATGATGGCACCATTTCGGACGGCCTTTACCCGGCGACAGCCAAAGTGCAGAGCGTAACCACCTCTTTTCAAGGTGGATTCGCTGAAACAATCAGCGGTGGTTTTTTCGTGATAGGGTTTATTGCCAAAAATGCCAACTCTATCGGAGCTATAACCTATGTAGTTATGACCCCCGGAAACGTTAAAAAACTATCTGCAAAATTGCTGACTGATGTGTCATACCTTAGTATTGATAATTCCGAAATCAGCGACAATTTGACAAAGGTCCTTTTCAATCCGTATCAGTATATTGTAAGTTGCAACTATTTTCCATTCGACATCGCAGAACTCACCGCGCATTTGCCGCTTGTGGCTAAGATTGATGTCGGGTGGTGGTCTGTGGATGTCCCCGGGTGGATTTTGGGCGAAGATAACAACAACTTTAAAAAATCGGTAAGTGTGACTGTTCCGAAGCACCCCCAGGCGGCAAATCGTGGCGAGTATTGCAATGTTGCCCCTTACACGGATTACACTATTTATTTGCAGCCCTTTGGAGTGATACCCCTTGATGCCTCTAAAATGTGGGGGGCTGCCACATTATCTATACAATATGTGGCGGATCTTTTCACCGGTGACAGCGTACTGCGCATATTTACCAATGACAAGCAGCTGATACACGAGACGACCGCAAAACTAGGTGTGTCGGTGCAGCTGTCAAATATTAACTTTGGTATCCCCTCCGGCAGTGGTGGGCTTTTACAAACCGGTATTGCTGCAGCGTTTGGAGGTCTACAAGCGGCATTATCCGGCGGTACTTTTTCGGACGTCGGAAACGGTATTTTAAATGCAGCACAAGCAACTAATGCGGATGTCGCAAGCAAAGGCGCTACAGGGTCTACAATCGCTTTTGATATGGCGCCCTACATGGTGGCCCGGTTTAAAATTATCGTGGAGGATAACAACGAGGACCATGGCCGGCCGCTGTGCCGGCGTGTGCAGCTGTCCACGATTCCGGGCTTTATCATGGTGGATGACCCCGACCTTGCCTTACCGGCAACGGCCGCAGAGATCGACAGCGTCAAAAGTTTTCTGCGCAACGGATTTTTTCTGGAATAGGAGGTGCGAAAAAACAATGGCAGTATATAAGCAATGTATCACAGGAGTGTCACCCATTAGAGTATCTGCAGCATATCCCGCATACTCTGACGGCAGCCCCCACGGTGGCATTGACACCGTGCACAAAGATCACAAGGCATACGCACCAATGGCCGGTACAATCGTCACGGCCCATACTTGGCAAGGCGGCACGACCGGCAACGATTCCTGGGGCAACTATATCGTAGTTAAGATGAGCGATAACAGCTACTGGCTGGCAGCTCATTTTGCCAAGCAGATTCATAGCGTTGGCGAGACGATCACGCGCGGCCAATTTATTGGGCAGCAAGGCCAGACCGGCAACGCAAGCGGCATTCACACGCATTGGGAATACTGGGTAGGCGGCTATGGCACCGCCAACAGAACCGACCCCTCCGCCATTCTTGGCATCCCAAACCAGGTAGGAACTTGGGAAGTAGAATGGGATGCAAGCAATCCCCCCGGGCCGGGTCCTGGGCCGGGGCCGTGGCCCACCGGCAAGCTGCCGGTGTGGCTGCTGTTTAAGATGGCAAAGGGAGGCAAGCTGTTATGACGGCACCATATAGTTACGAGCAGATCAATGCCCATGTGTCACCGGTGACGCCGTCCGTCATGCACACTAAGGGCAACAACCTGTCTTACTATTTTCGCAAGTACCTGTTTTTGGAGGCCGTGGCCATGGTCCGGTGGACACTCCCCGAAACCTGGCCCAGTAACCGCTTGCAATACCTGGTATTTGGGTCCGGCGGTGTGACGGTATTTAACACTGATCGGTACGGCCTGGTATATGATCGCATGGGGCTGACCGGCATCAATATCTTTTACAACCCGACACACTCCATCGTTGCAAATCCCTTTATTAAGGGCAACCCGTATCTGCAGATCGGCAAGCAGTGCGAGATCATCAACCTGCAGCCTGATTATAGGGGCATGGTGGATATTGTGGCATATTATGGGGACATGATGGCCCTTGCCGCCCAGACCATCCAGAGCAATTTAATCAACAGCCGGTTGGCGTATGTGTTCGCCGCCGGCAACAAGGCGGGCGCGGAATCTTTCAAAAAAATGTTTGACCAGATTATGCAGGGGGACCCCGCTGTTTTTGTCGATGCGTCGCTGCTTAAGGCATCCAAAACGGGAGCCTCCGGGCAATCCCCATGGATGTACTTTTCGGCAGACCTCAAAGGCAATTTTATCACCAATGAGCTGCTGACTGCGTTAAAAACCATCAAGGCACTCTTTGACACGGAGGTGGGCATCCCCAACACCAACACCAGCAAAAAAGAGCGTATGTTAACGGATGAGGTCAATTCCAACAACGTGGAGACGGCCGCGAAAGCGTCGCTGTGGCTGGACAGCTTGCAGCGCAGTTGTGAGCGCGTGCACAAACTTTTTGGGATTGACAGATCGCAGCTGTGGGTTGATTGGAGATTCCCACCCGACACGGGCACGCAGGAGGTGAGCAACAATGCACGCGACACTAAGTTTTAACGGGCTGCTGGCAGGATACCCGGCGCTATTTGATGACCTTAAAGTCCCTGACAGCGTATCAAAAGAGGCGGTATGTAACCAGCTGCTTTTTGATACAATGGAGCTGGAGGTGCTGCATGCCGACGGCCCCACGATGCAAAGGGCCCTGGGCGTGTTTTCGGAAACCATGCTGCCCAGCTGGACCCGGTATGCGACCGCCCTGGGCCTTAACTATGACGTGTTGGCCTCCGATGATCGCACCAGGACCGTGGAGCACAAGGGGACCAACACCGGCACCAACAGCAGCAAAAACGTGGTGGCAGGCAAAACTACCCGCACCCCTGACCTTACCACCATCGGCCAGAATAATGGCAGCGACAACACTACCAGGGATGTGACGGGTTTTGACAGCGGGACCTTTGTGCCCGCCGAAAAGAGTACCACCACCCTGGGCACCGGTAACAAGATCACCAGCACCGGCACCGACACAACCACCGACGACCAGACAACTACCAATGACGGGACCACCAAAGCGCAGGATAGGTACAAAGACACCGTGACCGAAAAGGGCCGGGCGGGCAAAGACCCGCAAGACCTGATTGCCAAGGAGCTGACCCTGGCCGCCAAAAACGCGGTGAATAAGATCGTTGCAGATATTCAGGCAAACTTTTGCCTGCTGGTATATTAAGGAGATGACAGCGAATGAATGACATTTATCCGATTCACAAGGCACCCTATACCAATTTCCACGATATGAACCTAGATTGGATTATTGAGGCGCTTAATGAATTCAATCGGAAACTTGCAAATTTTGTTAGCCTCAATACAATTAAGTATGCGGATCCCATTAAGTGGGACATCACCAGCCAGTACGCGCAAAACACCCTGGTTCTGGACCCGCAGGACGGCACTGCATATCTTTCCGTTCAGCCCGTCCCCCAGGGGGTGCAGATCACAAATACTGACTACTGGACCCCCGTATTCACGTTACAAAATTTTATTGACCCGCTTAAAAATGCTATCACGGCAGTGCCGCAGCAGGAAAACGGGCAGGCCGCTACTGAACAATTACCTGCTAATAGCGTGTTTTTTGTCGGTGATGTCCTTTGCACAAACCCCCAACCCATCCCGCAGACGTCGCTTGTGGTTATTGGCACAAACTGCATCGAAGTATCTGTGGTTGACCTTATTTCCCGACTGTTCAATATGCCCACTGCGTGGTACCGGGCCAGCGATACAAGTATTAACCTAGGATTCCCGCCCAGTGCGGCAAGCACCATATACGGCGGGGATGTACATGTGTACAGCCCCGAGGACCAAACCATCACCATTACAGGGAGGTAACTATTATGCCTGATGTAACTACTTTTAATCTGGGCGGCCAGGATATTACCGTTAAAGACCCCACTGCCCGCAGCAACGCACAGAGCGCCAACACAGCAGCCTCTAATGCCGCAACCACGGCAAATGAGGCACTGAAAAAAGTTAAGGAGGTTGAAAAGCTTTCCCGCGTGACTGTAGAATATACCCCCGCGACGGAAACCATTACAATTACGACCGCAACACACGCCACAGCTTCTTCTAAGTAAGGAGGTCAACAATGGCAGATTTCGACAAAATGAACATTGACGCGGTCCCCTACCATGTTAAGGACACCACCGCCCGGCAGCAGATTGCTGACGAAATTGCCACCCGTGAGAACACAGACACACAGCTGCAGCATGACATCACGGCAGAGCAGACCGCCCGCGAACAGGCTATCAAGGCAGAGCAGACTGCCCGCGAACAGGCTATCAAGGCAGAGCAGACTGCCCGCGAGCAGGCAGATACAAAGCTCCAAAACGATATTGATAAGCTGCATGACGTTGCCCGCCCAAAAAAGTACCTATTTGTCGGTGACAGCTATTCAATGGGAGAGGGGGCCGGTGTAAGTCCTGGTATGGGGTGGTCCCAAAAAGTGCCGCAAATTCTGGGCCTTGCAACGGGCGATTATTACAAAGCATGTCAAGGCGGGTATGGTTTTTCCAGAGTTGGCTACAAATTTGCCGACCTTGTAACATCCGTATTACCCACAATCCCGGCCCCGGCTGAAATCACCGATATTTATGTTTTCGGCGGGTACAATGACAACAACTACAGCGGCAACACAATCACGGCAGACATTGCTTCTTTTGCAGGGCTCTGCAAAACAAATTTTCCTAATGCCATTGTGCATATTGGTATGATTGCATGGAGCCCGGACAGGCAAGCCAGAGCCAACATTGCCAATAACGTACTGCCCGCATATGCCGCATGTGGTGAGAGTAACTGTGCATACCTGCCGGGATGTGAGCAAATCATGCACAATTATACACTGTTTTCGTCCGACAACATTCACCCCAATGATGCAGGGTATCAGTTACTTGCGGGCGCTATTGTAAGCGCTATTAAAACGGGCACCTATGCCGCGCAATTTGCATACAACAGCATTGAGCTTGCACCCGCTGGCATTGCCACAAAATATTCATGGGGTGGATTTTCTGAGTGCATTTATGCAAATACCTGGACACTGGCAAAAGCAGACGACCAGCGACTAACCGTTACTTGTGCATCACAAACAATTAAGGGTGACACAAAGTATAGTATTGGTACGCTTTCGACAAAATACGGTCGCCCGTATGATATCGCTATGGCTTGCCAAACTATGACGACAGGGTATGTCGTGGGTGATGGAGGATTCCACAAGATCAACTGCCAAATGATGGTTAAAGGTACGGACCTCTCCATTCAAAACGTTACACTGCCCGACACGGGTGCATATGTCAATTTAACAGGAGTAACACAGATCGCCCTTCAGATTCCAACGTTTACAATGTGTTCGTTGTTTGTGTAATAGCGTTTATATTTCATAATCATTACTAGATCATACCCACTCCCCTACCCTGCAGGGGTGTGGGTACTGTTATTTGTGGTCACTAGCAGATTGCACAAAAATATATGCGGTTGGGGGAAAAATTTTGTGCAAAATGCTATTACGTGTCCC